AATAAAGCTGTTGCTGTGTTAGACTTTGGAAGCGACAGGGTTGCTAGTGATAGTACCTTTGAAATACAATTCCCCGTAGCGGATGCCACATCTGCTATAATTCGCATAGCATGATAGGAGTTATCTAAATGGCGAGCTTTAACAAAGTAAACGATTTTGTGGTAAACGCAGTCCACAACATGGATCTTGCAAGCGACCAGCTTGCGGTAGCCTTAACCAATACTGCGCCGGGAAGTGAATCAAGTAACCCAACCGCAGATGGTAACGGTATTGTTGGTAATCTTACACAGATTAGCTACAGTAATTGTTCTTCTCGCAACCTAACTACAAGCTCATCATCACAGTCTAGTGGTGTATATAAGCTGGTTGTTGCAGATCTTACGCTTACTGCTTCTGGTACGGTTGGCCCCTTCCGTTATATCTATATCTTTGATGATACGGTTTCTTCTCCAGCAGACCCAATCATTGGGTACTATGATTATGGCACTTCATTGACGCTGAACAACGGTGATACGTTCACCTTAGATTTCAGCCCAAGCAACGGTGTCATCCAACTAACATAAGGCAGTATCATGGCGAAGCTCTTCAACAGAGCCAAGATGACAACCAGCACTACGGGTACTGGTACAATTACTCTTGGCAGTGCATCTACGGGGTTTCAGAGTTTCGCGGATGCTGGGGTTAGTAACGGTGACGTAGTACAGTACGTCATCGAAGAGACCTCTAACTTTGAAATAGGTACTGGTACATATACCGCTTCTGGCACAACCCTTACAAGGACCGTGCAAGAGAGTTCAAACTCAGATAATGCCATCAGCCTTGCGGGGAATGCTGTTGTCTTTATCAGCGCGGTAGCCAGTGACTTAAATATCTTGCAAAATGCAGGGTCTACCAAGGTTGCAGCGACATCTTCTGGTGCCACGGTTACGGGTAACTTGGCAGTTACGGGCACGGTTGACGGGCGTGATATCGCAACGGATGGTACAAAGTTAGATACCATAGAAACCAATGCTGACGTTACTGACACTGCAAATGTGGGATCTTCTCTCACAGGGTTTGCTACGGGCACAGACGCGGTTTCTTCTGACCTTATTCCTGTCTACGATGTAACAGCTTCTGCTTGGGAAAAGCAGACTATTGCTAATGCAGCACTACAAGGCCCTACAGGGCCTACTGGCCCTACAGGGGGAACTGGTCCAACGGGTCCGACAGGCCAAAAAGGTCAGAAGGGCGAGGTGGGTAATACAGGCGGTACAGGGCCAACAGGCCCAACAGGTCCGACAGGCCCTCAAGGCCAGAAGGGCCAAAAAGGGCAGACAGGCAACACGGGTCCAACTGGTTCGCAAGGACCGACAGGTCCAACTGGCTCAACGGGTCCGACAGGCGGCACGGGTCCAACTGGGCAGAAGGGGCAGAAGGGTCAAACAGGCAGCACAGGACCAACAGGACCGACAGGGCCAAACGGACCAACAGGCCCTACAGGGTCGCAGGGTCCGACAGGAAGCACAGGCCCAACAGGCCCAACTGGCCCAACTGGTAGTGCTAATAATACCGCTGGCTCTGTGGGATCATTCGCATGGGCGGCACTAAATGCTGCTGTAAACGCAGCAACCTTTGGAAGCAACCTTGCTGGTAGTGGTATAAGGAGTACCTCAGTTAGGGGCCCTAACAACCTAACCGTTCCAACTTATCCTTGTGGTCAGGGAAATAACTTGTCTGGCACATGGAGATGTATGGGACACGGAATAAACCACGCAAATAATGGCTATTACCAGCAAACTTTATGGATCAGGATTTCATAATGCCTAGAGTCTTTATTACAGAAGTAAGAAACGGCGTATATCTTAGTGAAGATCATACAGATTTTAATTGTGAGATAAATCATCCTACATATGGATGGATAGAATATACAGTTAAGTCTGATGACGATGACTACACAATAGACAACGAAGCTCTTAGAACCCTTCTGGGTTCAAATATTGCGCCTTATGCTGGTATTTCTGCGGAGCAACAATTATATGAAGAACAAATCTCAACAATTAGGGATAAAAGAGACGGACATTTGATTACGGATGTTGATCCATTAGTAAGTAACCCTTTAAGGTGGAATGCACTTACATCTGAAAAGCAAGCAGAGTGGACTAATTATAGAAACCTTTTGTTAGACGTTCCGCAGCAAGAAACATTCCCTCATAGTGTGGAGTGGCCTAATAAACCCAACTAAAAGGTATAAAAGTGATTGTAAGAAATTCATGGCAAATGTTTACTGCTGCTTTAGACGATGAAGTTGTTACTAAGATAGTTGAAAGCGCAGGTCCAACAGATGTAGCAACAACCTTTAACACCAAAGACTTTGATGTTGCGCATCCTGATAATGTTGAGCAGGTTTCATCTATTAGAAGTAGTAGGGTGTCATGGCTAAACAATCAGCCTTGGGTTTTAGATATGCTTTATTTCTATGTAGACTTGGCAAATCAATCAGCTTTTAAAGTTAATGTAAACAAAAAGGCTGAAATCCAATACACAGAATACCATGCGGATCAAGGCGGTCATTATGGATTACATCATGATATTGATTGGAATAGAAACGATGGCTTTGACAGGAAGCTCTCAGTAACCGTACAGCTTTCAGATCCTTTCGATTATGAGGGTGGGGGCTTTGAATTTACTGAAACAGAAAGCCCAATGGCGGGTGCTTCAAAAGCAAAGGGAACAGTTTTAATTTTTCCCAGCTATCTTCAACATAAAGTAAAGCCTATTACAAAGGGTGTAAGAAGATCGCTTGTGGCTTGGTTTGAAGGCCCACAATGGGTTTGAGGAATTTATTCAAAAACCCTAGAGAGTTGAAAATAGAAATGTTTGTAAAGGAAGGGTTTGAGCTTATTGATAAGCCAGACAAATCCATAAACTTTCTACCAAGTTGGTTTAAAAACATAAAGCCATTCTCAGACAAAAAGGATTTAAGCACAGCCACAGTCAAAAAGTGTGTTCCATTTTTAGATGCAATGTCTCTTGGGTATATTATACCTATGTGGGCAGACCTAAAGGTAGTCGTTGAGCCACAAGTAGAGCTTTATGATAGTAACTCTAACCTGATAAGCTCTGGTATTGGTGGATTGGTTAATGATAGTGTTTGCTTGAGCAACATTTTCAATGAAAGTATAAATAACTACACTGACCTGATTGGGTATAACTTTAACGGTAAAGAGATTGCAGACGTTTCTTTAGGAAAGTTAGGAATAAACTGCTCTTTTAATAGTGCTTTCTCTAATGATGATCCAGATAAAAAAAACTTAATGGGGGTCGTTTCTGGACATGCGGCATCTCAAGTAGGTGGAGGATTTCCACAATATCCACTGGGAGATCAAGTAATGAAGTTGCACTCCCCTTGGTCTATAAGATGCCCAAAGGGATATTCTTTATATTATAAGAACCCACCAAACCATTTCGAAAATAAAATTTGTTTCTTTGAGGCTTTGGTTGATGTTGATGAGTATTTAATTCCACCAAATTTTCCTTTTATTTGGACTGGCTCTGAAAGGGGGACTTTTTATATAAAAAGAGGAACCCCTCTAGTTCACATTATACCTATTAAAAGGGAGAGCTTTACGGAATGTCATAAGGTTCTTGAAGAAAAGGAACTAGCAAATAACCAAAATCTTTTAACGTCAAACTTTACTGATGGTTATAGGAATAACTTTTGGCACAAGCGTAAGATTGGCCTAGCAAGCCAGAATAATTTATAAAGCTAATAGTGAAAGGACACGACGATGGCTATAAAAGTTGCAAACACCACTGTTATAAATAACAGCCTAGAGTTACAGAATGTTGCGAGCTTAGATGCGACTACTACATCAAACATTTTTGATGCGTCCACCTATACAAAATATGAACTTCCACCCTATTCTACAGGTTCGTCAAACAAGAATATTCTTTTTTTTGCAAATCTTTCTTTTGACTTTGGGGCGGGAGGTTGGGAAACAACAACTGCTTACAGCACTTGGGGCGATAACACAGTAGATAATATAATTTATGCAGATTCGTTTGGTTTAACTGGTGGAAGTAATGCATGGCTGGCAGCAGAAAATAGTGCGGGAGTCTCAAAAAAAGTTGAAATTTTTTCAACTACAGATCTTTCTTCCCCCTCAACCATCTTGGCCGGGACTGTTACTGTTCAAACAGGCCCAACTAATGGGTTCTATAAATACACAGCGACCATACCTGCGAACACCTCTGGTTTTAGCGCCTATATTTGGTTTGAACCAAGTGTTGTGTTAAGCAACGTAGTTGTAAGGTGGGAGGATTCAGTAAACTTGATAACTCGCTCAGGTAGCGGAAGAACAAATGGATTTCGTAATATACAGTATTGGTTTCAGGGAGACGTAGGGTTTTAATTAGTTTTAAGGCTCAAGGTGGCAATAGTATATCAGATTTCTCTGCATGGATCTGCGTATGATGCACGAGGAAAAGATTGGAACACTGTAGAGAAAGAGACGGGCTGCATCAGAGATGCGCAGTGGCGTGATCCAATACTGGACAGGCCCCTGTTAGTTACAGAGTTTGGTTGCGCTGTTAGCCACCTTAGAGCTTGGGAAAAGATAGCCGCCTCTAATCGCAACGGCATAATCCTTGAAGAAGATGCAGTCTATGACAGCATTGACCCAAGTGCAGTAGACACTCTATTGAAAGAGCATGACAGCGTTTGGTTGGGATACCGCTTTAATACTCTTGGCTATTGGTATAATTGTCATGCTTACGCTCTTAGACCAGAAACCGCCAAGAGATTGATAGAGGGCTACAAGGATGCTATTATCCCTGTAGATGAATGGGTGCCTGCCAAGCTAAAGGTTCAATCGAACTTTTTCTACACACCAGAGGTTGTGACGCAGATACCTAGAGAAGTTAGACCAAGCACGATTGAGGGGAAATCAATGCAGGTACATGTGCTAACAGTTGGAACAGATCAAAGTAAAATGTGGGCTTTAGAGCAATCTGCAAAAGCGCACGGGATAACGTACTTAAATCTTGGACGTAAGGTAAACTGGGCAGGCGGCACAATGGAAGCCCAAGGCGGGGGCCAGAAGATTAATCTTGTACGCAACCACCTTGAATCCCTGCATGATGGGGATGTGGTTCTATTTGTAGATGGGTATGATGTTATCATAAACGATACGTTGCCCACTATCCTAGAGAGATATGAGGACATGGGTGCGGATATCATATTCGCAGCAGAAAAGAATTGTTGGCCTGAACCGACAATGGCCTCACAATTTCCTTTGTCAACACTCTACAGGTATTTGAACAGTGGTGTTTACATAGGCAAGGTAAGTGCGCTTAAAGAGTTTCTCAATGAAGCAGTGCCCAATGATTCTGACGACCAACTATGGATGCAGAAAAGATTTCTGTCATCTGATTGGCAATCCACGGCTTCTGCTAATTTAGATTATGAAGGCTACATCTTTCAATGCGATGATGATATTCAGATTATCAACGGTCAACTAGCAAACGGCATGTGCTGCCCATGTATCTATCATGGTAATGGTGGAGATGATGCAAAGGTAAGATTTAAAAATCTTGCAGATAAATTTGGGTATGTAGAAGAAGCAGAGGTGTTATCTCCCACATACCATAAGGGTCTTGAGTACGAAGAGGTTGCTCCAGAAATATTGGTGACGGACTTTATGTCAGAGGCTCAATGCCAGCGATACATCGAAACATCAGAGAGCCTTGGTCGGTGGGGTGAGCTTAATGGTGATAAGTTTCCAGCGCAAGAAATACGGCTAAAAGAATTAGGCTTGTGGGACGAGATGTCGGAACAATGGGAAGATAAGCTTAGTAAGATATGCGAGAAGCATTGGCACCCAGAAGCCTACCTTGGTCTGCGTGATGCGTTTACTATGCGTTATTCTATGGATACACAGACTGAATTAGGCCTTCACACAGATGCATCTTTGTTTACGGGTAGTGTAAAGCTTAATGATAATTACGCTGGAGCGGAGCTTGTTTTTCCTAGACAAGAGTTTACAAACAAGGATGTAAAAGTTGGGCAGTGCATTTTGTTTCCGTCTATGGTAACACATGGACATAAGGTTCTGCCTTTGCGTGGGGGAAAGAAGTACAGCTTGACCATGTGGACCTGTCGATATGAGGGTGACTCAAACTAAAAACAATGTTAGTTTCTTGCTATGTTAGGTTACAGCCCCATAGCAGGATCTGCACTCGCGTCTTCTGGACATGAGATTATTGTTGTTAGCTTAGACCACGGTTCTTTTGCGCTTTCTGGGCAGACAATTGATTTTGGTATTAGCGAAACATTAGACAACGGCAGCTTTTCTCTTGCAGGGCAGGATGTTTCTGTGATTGCGGGTAAAGGATTGCTAGCAGACGCGGGTAGTTTTGCCCTTACAGGGCAGGCGGTTGGGACCGTTATATCTGTAAATATGAGCGCGGCTCATGGTTCTTTCGCGCTTACAGGACAAGATGCAAGCGGCTTAGTTGGAGAGATATTTGAAGCGGGTGGGTTTAATCTTACAGGTCAAACCGCAGACTTTAACAAAGCCCTTAAATTAGATGCCGCTCATGGTTCTTTCGCGCTTACAGGACAAGACGCGCCTCGCGCTATATCAGAGACGTTAGATCAGGGGTCTTTTGCGCTTACAGGGCAGGCAATAAACTTTAAAAAATCAGCTAGTTTAGAAGCTGGCAGTTTTGCGCTTACAGGACAAGATATATCTTTTGCTATTGCTTTAACAGAAGCCTTAACGCAGGGCAGTTTCTCCCTAACAGGCCAGACTTTAAGCCTTTCCTTGCAAAGAAGGGTTGTAGCAGACCAAGGATCTTTTGTTCTGACTGGTCAGGATGTTGATTTAAACCGTGGTTTTAAATTGGATGCAGATCACGGGTCTTTTGCTTTGACGGGTCAAGACGTAAACCGCAAGGTTACAGAGATCATGGACACCGGAGTGTTCGCACTTGCGGGTCAAGATGCAACACTGAAGCTGGGAGAAGCTGTAGAAGGCGTTTCAATTACCGTATTCATTGGGGGCGCTGCTGTTTACGGTCTAATACTGCCTGACCAAGATCCAAATTGGATAAGAGTAACACCCGCACAAGACCCACAATGGACCCTTGTTGCTTAGAAGCAGAATAAAACGTATATTAAGTGCAATTGAACTTTTTAGATAGGCGCTCAGATGGCTACATATACAGACGCAAACGGCGTTAAACTAATAACTACAGGTGACGAGGCTGGTACATGGGGTTCTAGTACAAACGTCAACTTGCAAATCCTTGATCGTGCAGCTAACGGCTTTGAGTCTATCGCTCTTAGTTCAACAACATATACCCTAACTCTGTCTGCCCAGCCTTCCTCTGCGGAAAATGGACATTACAAAGCTATAAAGTTTACGGGGTCGCCCGGCGGGACATGTACGGTTACTTTAGCCCAAAACGATAAAGCCAGAGTATACATGATCCTGAACTCCACAGATGCTGCCTTGATTGTTACTCAAGGATCTGGCGCGAATGTAACGATTGAGGTTGGTAAGGGTTCTATTGTTCTTGCAGACGGTGCAGGATCTGGTGCGGCAGTAACCGACTTTACCGCTGCGGTACAGAACATAACGGATTTATCTAGCCCATTTAATGTTGGTGCCACTAGCGTCACTACCTCTGGTGCAGAATTAAACTTGCTGGACGGTTCAGCGGCGGGCACTATCGCCAACAGTAAGGCTGTGATCTACGGTTCATCTGGCGAGGTAAACGCCACAACGCTACAGATCGCGGGCACATCCATTACAGCCACGGCTACGGAGCTAAATTATGTGGACGGAGTTACGTCTGCAATTCAAACCCAGATTGATGCAAAGCAGCCTCTTGGGACTGTAGCGGTTACAGTAGCGGGCGGTAAGTTCGTAATAGATGGCACCTCTCAACAGACTGTTGAAATCAAACCGTCTGTCACTTATCGCTTTGATCAATCAGATGCCTCGAACAGTAGTCACCCATTGCGGTTTTCAACCAATGACAACAACAGCCCTAATGCTCCATTTACAACAGGGATTACAACAGCGGGAACGCCCGGAAGTGCGGGTGCTTACACGCAAGTAAAACTAGAGCAAGATGCCCCTGCGGTGCTGTACTACTATTGCTCCAACCACTCTGGTATGGGCGGCAAGGCCGTGGTTCGTATGTCGGACCTTACCGCAAGTCGTGCTTTAATATCTGACTCTGATGGGGATATTGCAGTATCAGGCGTAACTACAACTGAACTTGATATCCTAGATGGACTTACTGCCACCACGGCAGAGCTTAACATTATGGATGGTGTAACAGCGACTACAGCAGAGATTAATTATGTTGATGGCGTAACCTCTGCCATCCAGACACAAATTGATGGCAAACAGGCAACTATTACAGGAGCCGCAACCACCATTGATGACGCGGATCTTACAGCAAGTCGTGCGGTTATATCAAATGCTAGCGGTAAGGTTGCCGTGTCCGACGTTACAGATACAGAGCTTGGGTATTTGGATGGTGTCACATCCGCTGTGCAAACTCAGATAGACGGTAAGCAAGCCACTATCACAGGTGCAGCTAGTAGCATTACAAGCTCAAACCTCACCGCACTGAGATCACTTTATTCTGATGCAAGCGGAAAGGTGGCGGCTTCTTCTATAACTGCTACAGAGCTTAGTTACTTAGGTGGAGTGACTTCTGCAATTCAAACGCAGTTAGATGGAAAGCTATCTACTGGTGGCGGCACATTAACAGGAAGTTTGAATGTTGGGTCTGGCAATCAGTTATTTACAAACACCGTTACGGAAGTGAGTTCTGGGTCAGGTGTAACTATTGATAGCGTCCTATTGAAGGACGATACTGTTACAGCGGATAGTCATTTTATATCAGGTGGTAGCGGATCTACTTGGGAAATAGTAAAAAGTGGTACAAGCCTTATAATTAAGTATGGCAGTACAAGTCTTATGAAGTTGGACAGTTCTGGCAACCTGACTGTCACAGGCGATGTAATTACTAATGGAACAATCTAAATGCCGTACACAGATCTTAGATTTAAAGCTGGCATAAACAAAGAGATCACCCCGTACTCTGAGGAGAACGGCTGGGTGGATTGTGATAAGGTTCGCTTTAGATTTGGGTATCCAGAAAAGTTAAACGGCTGGGAGAAGAACTCAGGTAATGCTTTTCTTGGGTTGTGCCGTGGGTTGCATGAATGGGTCGCCCTTAACGGCGAAAGGTTTCTAGGTGTAGGGACAGAGCAAAAGTATTACATCAAGCAAGGTACAGCGTATAACGACATTACGCCTATCAGATCAACCACATCTGCGGGCGATGTTACTTTTGCTGCCACAAACGGCTCTCCTGTGATCACGGTTACGGATGTGAACCACGGCTGTGTTGTAAATGATTTTGTGACTTTCTCTGGGGCAGTTTCGTTAGGCGGCAATATAACGGCAGCGATACTGAACCAAGAGTACCAAATTACAGAAGTTTTAAACGGTAACGGGTACAAAATATCTGCGCGTACTGTTAGCACTATCCCTAGTATCACAGTTACAGGTGGTCTGAACGCTACTGCTGTAAACGCTAATGGCAGCGACACAGGTAATGGTGGCAGCAGTGTGGTTGGAACCTACCAGATAGGTACAGGTCTTAACTCTTCTGTTGAGGGCGCTGGTTGGGGTGCTGGACTTTGGGGTGGTACGAACAACAGTGCTTTCCAAACTACTATAGCAGAGGATCTAGACAACTCTGAGACAGGGGTAGACGTAGCGACAGGACAAGGCTCAAACTTTGCAACCAATGACGTTGTTTTGGTGGGCAGCGAACTTATGACGGTATCCTCTGTAGCCACAGATACATTGACCGTTGCTCGCGGTGCCAAAGGAACCAGCGCTGCCACACATAGTAACGGTGCAAACATATTCATTACTTTGGGCAACACAGATAGCGCAGACAACTTTAACGGTTGGGGTGAGGCCCCTGCCACGGGTACACAGACTGCGGAAACAAACCTGCGGGTCTGGTCTCACGATAACTTTGGCGAAGACCTTATCTTCAATGAACGTAACGGTCAGGTGTTCTATTGGGACAAAACAAACGGTGTGACCACAAGAGGCATAGAGCTTTCTACGTTGACAGGAACGCCAACATCTGTGCCCCAGAAGGCGGCGCAAATACTTTTATCAGATCGTGATAGGCACGTTATTGCTTTTGGCGCTGACGGTTTGGGTGCAAGCTCATCGACAGCGAAGGGCGATGGAGAGCAAGATCCTATGCTGATTAGGTTCTCAAGCCAAGAGAATCCTATTGATTGGTATCCTACTACTACAAACACAGCGGGTGATCTGCGAATTGATTCTGGTTCAAAGATCGTACAAGCCGTAGAAACAAGGCAGCAAATCCTAGTATTTACGGACGTTGCCATCTACGCAATGCAGTTTATCGGACCACCGTTTACGTTTGGTATCAACCTTATCTCTAGCAACATAAGTATTGCTGCACCAAAGGCGGCGGTCGCAGTAGATGATGCGGTATACTGGATGGGCGCAGCGGAGTTTTACACTTACAACGGTGCGGTACAGCGTCTGCCTTGTACGGTTCGTGATCATGTGTTTAACGACTTTAACTCAGCACAATCGGACAAGGTTGTTGCAGGATCAAATATATCGTTCTCTGAAGTGTGGTGGTTCTACCCCTCTGCAAGTTCTGATGAGAATGACAAGTATGTAGTTTACAATTATCAAGAAGGCATCTGGTACATAGGCACTTTGGACCGTACAGCATGGCTTGATCGTGGTATATCCTCGCTTCCTGTGGGCACAGGTACAGACAACTATTTATTTAACCATGAAGTAGGCGCAAAGGCAGATGGCGTTGCCATGACATCCTTTATTGAGTCGGGTGATCTTGGAGTTTCTGATGGCAATCAATTCTCTTTTGTCACCAGAGTAATTCCTGATCTAAACTTCAGAGAGACCAATGTAGATAATACCACGGTAGATTTTATCTTGAGTGCAAAGAACGCGCCCGGTCAGGCAGTCCAAACAACCAATACTGATACTATTACAAAGACATCTAATGTGCCTGTTGATCAGTATACGAGCCAATATCAGACCAGACTGCGAGGCCGCAGCTTTACATTCAAGATCCAGTCAACAGATGCAGACGTTTTGTGGCGGTTGGGTATCCCTCGCGTTGATATAAGATCTGACGGGAGAAGATAATGTCTATAGCTCCAGTACCATTCTTTCCTGTACCACCGCCCCAGTATACACAACAGTATATGGCAGAGGTAGTTCGTGCGTTCTCTGTGTTTGCCACTCAGATTACAAACCCCGCCATAGCAAAGCCCATACTCATTGAGATCCCTGCATCTTCTTTGTCTGGTGATGAGGTTGGCACCGTATATGAGAGCAATACTGTTCTTAGGCTCAAGTCTGCTACGGCAGCAAAAAATACTTTAGGTATGCCACTGCCCACATATACAGTATCAACATTACCAACCGTTGAGACTGGCACATTGATATATGTTTCTGATGGGGCAGCAGGTAGCCCTGTTGTTGCGTTTGGTGATGGATCTAATTGGCTTCGTGTTGATACACGGGCAGCGGTATCGACTTAGGAGACTGACATGGCTAAGAATATTATAGATGACTGGAAGGTGTTTCCCCGCCTGATGATGTTTGTTGTCACGGTGCTGACTTATCAGGCAGTGCATTGGTTTATGAGTTTGCCACCAGAGGCACACACTACACAGTCAGCAGGTCTGGTATCTGTCTGCATGGGCGCACTCACAGGTTGCTTTGGCATCTGGATGAGCAAAGAAGCGGGGTCTAAGTAATGGGATTTTTCGATGATCTGAAGATGGGCGTTGGCGCTGCGCCAAAGACAGATGACTATAAGCAAAGAACAGCCGCCACCATAGAGCGTAATCAAGGTAGAGCGGCGGCAGAAAAATATCGAAGTGATGTTGGTGCAACCCCTGCTGGGAATCAAGCCCTAGCTGAAATTGCTATGGGGCGCACAGATAATTATTCACCAGCACCTACAACACTAGCAAGCTATGGACCAAAGCCTGATTTCTTCAGAGATGCAAATCTTGATCGTAGGATAGGTTATAGAGATCTTTTTTCTTTTGGACAGCCATTAGAGCCTTTTGGCGAAGGTGATGACCGCGTAACTCAAGAGATGATTGACGCTTATAATAAGAGGACCGCGTTTGCTAAATCAAGAGCAGACCAAGACTTCATGGGCACAGGTCTAACCCAACAGCAATATGCCGATGGTCAGCAATATGGATTTACTACTGGGGCAGACGGGCAAATGTCTGTTAGTTCTGGTGATAGAGGCCCAGCGCCTACTATTACAGATCCCAATGCGCCTAACTTCTCAACGGATTTTAACCCAAACAATGCGTTCTTGCGCAATCGTATGCGTATGTATCAAGAGCAGGGTGGTGGCATCTTGCCGCCAGTGGGGGGCACACAACCCACCCCACCAGCACCACCACCTCCACAGATGCCAATGCTGCCAGCGCCTCAGATGCCACCGCAACTGAGAGGTATTATGGGTCTAGCAGACAGATCTAACGTTAGCCCTGCGATGCGCTACGCTGCGGAAAACTACTACAGGTTAGGCGGCAGGCAGATGATGAACGATGAGTATGAGCGAGGCCGTGCAATGATACAGGGTCAGAGTGTATGAGCATCTTTACCGCTGCATTGGGGCCGATAGCCAATCTTGCTGGATCATGGCTACAGGGCAAGGCTGATAAAAACGCTGCTGCTGCGGAGCTAAAGCTTACAGAAGCGAAGGCGAAAGCCCAGATACTTTTGTCAAAAGAGACAAGCGTTGCCGACTGGGAGCGCATTATGGCAGAGGGTGCCAAGTCTAGCTGGAAGGACGAATGGTTCGTTATTGTCCTGTCGATACCTTTGATTTTGGCGTTCATTCCGGGCGCTGAAGGTTGGGTAGATCGTGGGTTTGAACAACTCTCAAAAGCTCCCGACTGGTATTTTTACAGCCTTGGAATTGCAATTTCAGCCAGTTTTGGTGTGAGAGGGGCGCAAGCCTTTTTTAAGAGGAAATGATATGAGCTTTAAACTTAGCAGACGTAGCCTTGATAGGCTTGAGGGAATTGATGATCGGCTACAAGCCGTAGTCAAGATGGCGATAACCATGACCAAGACAGACTTTGGTGTGGTGCAGGGCATGAGAACTCTTGAACAGCAGAAAGAACTTGTTGACAAGGGTGCCAGTCAGACCATGAAATCTAAGCATCTTGAGGGTAAGGCTTTCGATATCATGGCATACATAAATGGCAGGGCGAGTTGGGAACTGTCTGTCTATGATGATCTTGCAGATGCAATCAAAGAGGCTGCAACACAACTGGGAGTTCCTGTTTGTTGGGGCGCTGCTTGGGGAACACCTGACATGCCGTATCCTATGGATATCCGTAAGTGGGAAGGCACAATGGAAGAGGCAATGAACGCCTATATAGATTTAAGAAGGAGCCAAGGACGCAGGCCAACTTTTACGATGTAGATGTTATCATCTACAAAACTTTGAGGTAAACAGATGGCCCTACCTTTTCTTTTAAGTCTTGGACTACCCGCTCTTGGCGCTGCCACGGGTATGGCGGCAAGCCCTTTTTTACTATCTGGTATTGGCGCAGGTTTAGGCTCGTTCTTGCAGACGGGTGATGTAGGAAAAGGTATTGAGACAGGCCTTATTGCTGGGTTTGGCGGCAAATTGATGAGCAGTGCGGCAGGGGCTTTGGGCGGTGCAGGGGCACAAGCGACTGCGCAGACAGCGGCGGGGGCAGCGCCAGCGGCAGCGCAAACTACAGGAAATAAGTTTTTAACAAGCCTTATAGGCGAGAAAGCTCTTACAGCGCCTATTGGGGCTACAACTGTGGGAGGAGCCTTGGGCGCAGCAGGGACCGGGTTTAGCACAGGGCTTATAGCCGATGCTATGAACCCACAGACGATAGAGCTACCCGGCAAAGAAAAGGTGAACGTACCACCGCCTATGCCTCGCATCAGATCTTATCAGCCCAAGACAGACATGGACAGCACTGCTGAGGAAGAGATGATTACATACTACAATCCAGTCAAGCGTATGCGTGGTGGTGGGTTGATGTCTATCAGTCATTTTGGACCACAGTATGGGCATCCAGCATTTAGTTCATTAGCTGAAGCTCTTAAACAGGGAATCAACTCAAGCGCCAATAATAAAGTTAGACCATTTGTTCAGGAAGTTGAGACAATGGCTAAGGACAGGTTTGGACCAGATGTATTCCAACAACAGCTTTTGGGCACAGCTTTACAGCCTACTGGCCCAGCCCAACTGCCATTATATAACACCCTCTTTGAATCACAGCCCATAGATCCTTTTGCTAGACCAATGCGGCCTAATTCAAACAACGGGTTTGATCTTGCCAGTGCTCTCCGTCAGCCCCACTTTAATCGCAATCCAATATCCAGAGGTCCAGAAGATTTTGCCTATCATAATC